TAGGTTCAAGCCAGAGTAGGTCGTGATCAACGGGAGCGGCCTTACATCCTATCGAGGAGATCGCTAGTATTATCAGGAGGAGGACGCTTAGATATCTCACGGTGTATCGTTGCTCTCCTAATTGATTCTTTTAAGGACGCATTATCTCGCTCTAGTCTTCCCTTCTGAACCAGGGCCCTGTCCTTCATATAGGACATAACCCCCTGAGCCACGCCCAAAGCAAGGGAGATCAGCTTTATAATGCCTATCATTAGTCTGGTTGTCCATTGCTATTAGCAGCAGTCTCGACTTTCTTAGTGACTTCTTCTAGCTTCTGCAAGGCAGGTTTCAAGATATCAAGAATCTTGTCATCCTTTTTTGTAGGTGTAATCTTAACTACAATAGCAACCAACCCATAGGCAGCTAGAAGTCCTTCACATATTTCAGCCCAATTACTTAGCAACCAATCCATAGTATGTCTCCTACATTTTTTAAGTAGTCTTGCTGATGAATGGAGATGATCCCACACGCTGTTCCCACTGTTGTCGATAAGCAGGATCTAAGTCAAACCTCTTATCCTTCCTAGCTTCCACTGCTTCCTGTATAGAAGCAAAGGGTTTTGGTCCTGTCTTATTGGTAGAAGTAGTGCCACCTACAGGAGACTGAGGTTCTGCTCCTACAGATTCCCTATACTTATTGTTTAACTTCATTACTTCTACACGAACCAGATCCTTCTCACCTGTAGTTAAGATTGTATTTAACCGATCAACTTCAGCCTTTTCTAGGTTATTGCTAGCCCATCCCAAGAGACCCTTATAGGACTCCTCACCTCCAGCCATATTGAAGATCTCTTGAGCAAATGAATCAGCTTCCGACTGTCTATAGTTGATATACTTATCTACTTCAGTCTTATCCAAACCAAATTTAGACTTCAGTTCAGCATAAGTATCCTCCTTTAAGGAGCTAGCATTGTCTCTGTACTCATCTTCATAGCGACCCAAGTCGAAGGAATCCTCCGATGTAACAGGAGGTGCTTCAACTACTGGCGATTCTTCCTTGTCTGTTGAAGGAGTTGATTCTCCTAGTTTCTTCTCTAGCTCTGTATAACTAGAGAGCAAAGATACACTGTCTACTTCCCCCTTCTCAGCGTTCCAAAACTTTTCAGGGATTCCCTCAGGTCTCCCTTCTTCTGTCTTGGTTTGGTTCCATGCAGCACCTCCACCAGGAGGTCCCTCTGGATTGACTAGTTCAGTTGCTTCAGCCATAGGTTTTTAGTCTCCATGTTAAGCTGCTTCCTCTTCTGGGGGAGGAGCGGCAGCAGGTGGTGTTACCCCCCCTTGTCGTTCAGCTTGATCCCTTGCTACACCTCCGAGTTGAGTAACTGCATTGGGACCTAGCTGGCTTGCCATCTGCATCATCTGTGCTTGCTGTTCCTTTTGCTGAATCTCTTCATCAGTAAAGAATACATCCATCTTATCGACGCCATGACTGGTAAAGATTTGATTCATAGCCTTCTTGGAATCCACTACCGCTGCCACTGCTTCAGGACCCAGTAACTGAGTGGCAACACTTATTGCTTGAGCTAGAGAAGTCATCTCATGACCTCTATCAATAGCTTCAAAGCCTGTAACGATTACAAGTTCAACTTCATCTTGCTTAAATTCCTGTAGTATTCCCTTAGCAGTCGCCCTCAATGTCAAGCGATTAGCCAGGGGCCTTTGAACTTCCGCTTCAAGATTAGAATAAGCACCCCCCAAAGCATCTTGCAGTTCCTGCATAACTGTCCGAATTTCTTCAGCAGTTACTCGTTCAGCCTGTCGTTGAACACTGCTATTTAAGAGAAAGGCATAGCCCAAAGCAGCACGAAGATCTCGTTGAGTCTCCAATGCTACCCTAAAGTCTACCTGTTTGTTAGTCTTCAAGGTCCATAGATCACCTTCTTCTCCATCAAAGAAGCCACCATTTCTAATCTTCTCCAACTCTTTTGGAGAAGTCATAGCGTTAGGTCTAACTCCGAATTTAGTTTGGGCAGCAATGAGAGACCCTTCAACCAGAGCCTCACTAAGATCTTCACATACTGAAAGATCTCCGGCATACTCTTCTACATACCCTCTACCATAATCCTCTCCAGATACTCGAATCATTCGTAATGGAAAGTAATGTGGATCATTACCCGGACTGGTAGATTCACTGCCCGGTAACTTAATGCCATCAATCTCTTGCCATGTTTGCCACTTAAACTTAGCATCTTCCTTGGTACTCTTCCCATACTTTCTGCAAATGTAGGTGTAGATGCATACGCTGCTATTGCTGTCATCGTAAGGCGGCTGATTCGATTCCGTATTCACAGCCGAAAGTAAGAGAGATTGTATTTCTCCAGACAGAGTGCTGAACTCTGCCTCTTCTTTGACTATGATTTCCAATGGAGAACCAGTTCTAGGATCTCTTCGACATACATAGTGAGTAAGGGGGAAGTACCTAGCTGGTCCCTTATTAGGCAAATGCAAAAGTACATTCCCAGAAACCAGTAGATGCTTGAAGCACATGAACATGACTGGTCGAAGTTCAGCATCATCAACCTGTCGTAAGACATCTCTTTCATGCTGTACTAAGGATCGCTCAAAGTCATCCTTCTCATCTGGGGCTAAAGCCTCGATCATCTTCTCAGTATTGGGAGTCAAGCGATACTGGAAGAAACCTTTTTGGCTTGGAAGAGTAACCAAGAGGAATTTACTGGCAAGATTATTAACACCTCTACTCCCAATACTTTGATAAGGATCGGGGATGGCACTACTTGCACTGCCAGTATTAGGGGGATACAAATAAGGAATGGTCAACGATGCTATGTCTTCTGCCCGATTCACATAATTTTGCCTCTCCTTAGCTAAGGACTGATACCTTTCATGTAAAGTACTGTCCGTATTAGCATTATATGACATAGCCATTTGAAGTTATCCGTAGGAGGCACCGCTAGAAGTAGGAGACTTTAGTCCGACTGTCAAAACTCGCCTACCCTTAACCTTCCTCCTCCTATCTTGAGTCAACAATGCTTCTCTACCCACTTCCACTTCTCCGGGCTCGTCTCCGGGTGGCATTTGGGGAGGTGGAGGTACACTGGGAATCTTTGGGCTGGAAAAGCACATCAGTTGACTCCTTACTAGATCCAGTATTTTGTTTATCTTGAATTGATCGTAAGTATTCTATGACTTCAGAGTAGCCTGCCCTTGTCATTAAAGATTGAATAGACTCGTCCCTTAAAGGAGGACCGCAGTTAAACCTTTGCTCCAAGCAGAGGATAAGAGCCTCACTGATAGGGGGGAATGCTTTCATAACCATAGATTTTACCTTCTTAAAGGGGGGACAAGTTATTTCTGCTTAGATCCATATGAAACTTTTGCTGGAGAAACCGATGCCAATGATCTTAGAGCTTTGGGAGGTTTAGACTGAACATAGGCATAGAGCAAAACTGAATAGTTAACAATGTCCAGTATCGTATCTCTAAGACTCTCATCATTTACCCTGAAACTACCCTCCTCACAGAAGGTAGAAAGACGGGACATTTTATCCGTCATCCTTACTAAAAATCCCTTCTCCGTACTTGTGATACCCATGCTCTCTACCCTAGAGAAATTGAGAAAGGGAAATTCTTGATTCTCACCCCCAGAGTAATCATGATTCTTTCTTTCCATTAACTCCCTGGCTTCTTGACATAGATGATCGTGTAGTTTCAGTAAGTCATCACGATTCATTGACAAAGATGTGGTGCAGGTCTTTCCGGTTTCCATAGTGTAAGCTCCTTGGTCTCAAATGAATAGTTATCCGCTCGCAATATCCTTGCCACTCTAGCCTGAGTCAACGCATCTTCCTCTGTCTTCCCCGCTTTAATGTAAGCTGCAACAACATTGTGCCATGCAGCCTCTCCCCATAAATCAATCTTGCTAGCACCTACCGGTCCTATCCCAGGACACCCACCATAACCATCACTAGTATCTCCTACCAGAGTTTGACGAAGATGGTTAGCATTACCAAGAAACTCATTGATGAAGATGATACCGGATTCAGGTTTGTTAGGGTTATAGTGTTTACCTGGAACTGTTTGAAGATCCTTGTCCACTGATACCATCACACAATCTTGCGAAACCAAGAACTCATCTGTTGCCAAGATCCCTAAGATATCATCAGCCTCCAGATTTTTAATACAGTAGGTCGTATACTTCTCAGACATCTTCTTCTTTAAGAACCCTACTAACATAGGCCCTTCACGTTTCTGGCGATTAGACTTGTAAGTAGGGAGAATCTCATGCCTAAAGTATTTTCTAGTGGGGTCGGAAAATGCTAACACCACAGGAGATTCGTCTAAAGTAAGCCCCAATAATGATGACACTTTTAACTGCAACTCACTGATATACTCTTGAACTTGTACCCATGCTTCCTTTCCATCAGCAAACAAGGAATAAATTTCATCGTCCCACTTAATAGGGACCTGCACTGCTGCTCCAATCTGAACAGCAATGGTATCCGCATCAATAATAACAGCAGTTTTCATACTAATCTCCTTAATCTTAATGGGTTTCAGCCCAGTTCTTTCCAATCTTATACTGCCCATCGAGGGGACAACGAACACCTAAATCCATCCCCGCCCGTTTGATTGCCATCTTTGCTGCTTGACCGAAACATTTCGCAAGTTCTTTATCACATTCCCATTGGAATTCATCGTGAACATTGACGACCAACCAATAGGAATGTTGATGTCTAAAGTTTACCTTCTCCAAGTCTTGCCAAAAGTTAACCAGCGTCCTCTTCATGATGATAGCACCAGCAGATTGGAACAAGAGATTGACACTGCTATGCTCTGACCTGATCCTTAGCTCTCGACCATCCAATCCTTTCAAGTAACCCACAGTATTGAATTTATTCTTGACCGCCTTGATTAGTTGGGAGAACGCTGGCATGTTCCCAAAGAACTCTCTCTTTAATTTCTTCCCCCGTTTGATCTGTTCGGCTTCAGAACCATTGGGTAACGCTATCGAACCTAGCTTCTGAAAGCCAGCACCGTAGATCAGAGCATAGATAAAGGTTTTACTTTGGTCTCTGGTCTCCAAGCCTGCCGCTTCCTGGTTGGCAGTGTGGGGATCACCCTTTGTTACTGTTTCAATGTACGCCCCCCCGTCATAGGTACTAAGGTAATGAGCCGCACACCTAAGCTCAAGACCAGAAGCATCAAACCCACAAAGAACAGTGCCACTACGAGGAATGAATAGAGAACGACACTCTTGGCCATAAGGATTACCAACTCTAGGAACGGTCGCCAGATTAGGACGGACATGAGTGACACGGCCACTGATCGCACCGTTTGTGTTGCATCCTCCATGTATTCTGCCATTCTTAACCAAGCGTAGCCAAGCCTGTTCTCCTTCAGCAAGCTGTCCAATGCGTTTCTCAATGAGGAACAACTTTGAGATATCTTTTGCTGGAGGGTAAGGTAAACTTGATAGAACTTTTTCGTCCACCTTTGCATGTCCATCAGCAGTGTACTCCGTTGGTTTCCAACCATATCTGTTGGTCAATAGTGCAGACACTTGTTGTCTACTGCCTGGGTTGAAAGGAATAAACTTAGTTTTTCTTGGGCCTTCTAATAGATCTCCTCTCTTAACTCCATGATCCTTTGCATCTTTAATAGTTTTATACCGAATGTCTGTGTTCTTATCTATCCAATGATCTAAAGACTTCATCTGCTTTTCACTAGGCGGCAACTCCTTTGATAATCTTGCTCGCAACTCTCCCTTCTCTTTTACCAACTGTCCGTATAGCTCACCGGCTTTAGCTACGTCAAACCCGAAACCATTGTCTTCTTGTTGGTTAATCAAATCAGCAAAAGTCTGCTCCAATGCCATCGCTTTAATAGAATAATTCTTAGAAGCGACCAACTCCCATAAACAACTGGTAATTTCTACGTCTCTCTCACAGTATGCCTGCATATCTTCAGTCCACTCACTGAAGTTCTCAACTGGATAGTCCCCCTTCAAGATCCCTAGCCGATACCCCCAAGACTTTAAGCTGTGCCTACCCCGAAGCAGAGGAGGTACTCTACCTTGCTTGACATCTCTGTCATACATATCGGTCCATATCAATCGACTGCAAACCAGCAAATCAAGATGAGCTATCTTGTTATAGCTATCATCTATATCTTTACCGAACTCCGGGTACAACTTAAACAGTACCGGCAAGTCAAACCTAATTGAATTAAAACCAACCATCACCTCTGCTTGGGCTAGTTTGTTCAGCCCCTTCTCAATACTCTTATATGAGTTGCCTGTGGAATAAGAATATAGCTGATCGCTATCAAGATCCTTCATAACCAGCGAGTGTACTTTAGTAACCTCTTCAACCAGACCATCAGTTTCAATATCAAACACATATCTCTTTCCTGCCATGTTAAAAATCTCCTTGATCATCTGATGGTGACACAGATGGAAATGCATCTGCTTCCTTTAATACTTCAGTTAACCTTGCAGTCTCCTTATCCCAATGCAACTTACCACAGATACCAGTATCTCCAGTATGCCTATTCTTCAATACCCTAAGAACTGATGTATCTTTCTCCTCTTCATCTTCAGTCTGCTGGTTTCGCTCTGCACTGAGAACTACATCGCTTATCTGTCCAATGGCATGTGAACCACGAAGGAGATTTAAGGCAGGTCTACTCAG